GGTAAAGTAAGCCCTTACTCATAACCTGCGTCACTCCAATGCGAAGCTTGCTATAACAAAATCAAGACAGAACGAAACGAGACGACAGCATGAACCACTATCCGATCACTGTTGAAAGCCAGTCTTTCAACCACAAGGGCGGGACCAAATCCTACCACCTAATGTTGATCAAGACCAATGACGGCCGTGCCGTCGTGATCAACCGCTGGGGCAAGACTGGCGCCTTTGGCGAAATGGAAGTCAAGGAATTCACCTCGATCCCCGAGGCGCTCAAGCGCTGGCAGGCCAAGGAGCGCGACAAGACGCGCAACGGCTATGGTCCGATCGGGCCGACCAAGAGTGTTGTCGCCGCGGCACCCGCAGAGCTGACCAAGGCGATCGGGCTTGCGACCTTCAACAAGATGGGCGCCAAAGCCGTCAAGCACCTCGATGATGGCTGGGATACGGCCGGCATGCGCGAGCTGGACGAAGCCAAGAGTCACGACGGCGAATTCAAGCATGTCAACGACACGACGCGCAAGGCACGTATCGATCCGGCGGAACTTGAGGCCGAGCGTCTGAGAATGGCCGCCGCCGAGCGAGCGCGCCAGGAAGCTGCCTATCAGGAAAACTCCAACTTTGGGAGGTTCTAGTGCTCAACTATTACGTCACGCTTTCCGACACCAATCAGTTCCAGTTCGTCTGCCCGATCTTCAATGTGAAGACCAAGATGAAGCTCTGCACCCAGCTCCGCGAGCTCGTGTGGATGGGCAAGCAGGTTGCCGTCCGTAAGGGCTGCCAGGCGTGTATGCGCGCCAGCAAGTGTCCCGCTGCCGAGATCGTCCGGCAGATTTCATATGGTCGCGGCCAGGTGCCCGACGATTACGGCTCAGATACGCCGGTCGAGGGCAAGCTGCGCAAGGAGCTGCTGCAGCGCCTGGCTCCGATCGTGGTCGACAACAAGATCCTCGATCACTTCGGCGTGCCCGATGCAGAGCGCGTGCTGATCGAAAGCGCATCCGAGCGCATGCACAAGCTTGCAGGATCCGCACCTGGCGCCACCAGTTCCAAGCCCAAGGCCACCGTTCGCCGCGCAAGGCCGGCCGCGCCCGACAACAACACCACCGCAGTCCAGAAGGCAGCCGCAACTGGCGACCTGGCAGCGGCCCTCAACGCAGCATAGGAGCAAACATGGATGCTTATCACGTAGCCCGTCTCATCGAGGAGATTGGCGAGACTTCCGCGCGCACTGAAAAGGAGCGCTTGACCAAGATCCTCGCTGAGAGCGAGATCGGCCGCTTCGTGCTCGAATGGGCCTACAATCCGTTCATCACGTTCGGAATCACCGTCGGTCCCGCGACCGAAGAAGGCAAGTTCAAGATGGCCTTCAAGCCGAGCCTGGTCGAACCCTTGCTCAAGAAGCTCGCCTCGCGCGAACTGACCGGCAATGCGGCCGCGATGGAGATCGCCGAGACCATGGGCGTGCTCGACAAGGACGCTCAGCGGCTGCTCTATCTGATCCTGGCAAAGGATCTCAAGTGCGGCATCGGCGAGTCCACGATCAACTCGGTCGTTCCGGGCATGCTGCCGGTATTCTCGGTCATGCGTGCGCACCTCTACGAGGCAAAGCGCATCAAGTCCGGTGTGGCCTACTTTACCGAATACAAGCTCGACGGACAGCGCAACACCTTCCTTTGCAAGGACGGCAACGGCGGCTTCTTCACCCGCTCTGGCAAGCGCGTTCCGGCACTCGACTTCCTCTGCCCGATCGTCGTCGGCGTTGCGGCCTACGCCGCCCAGGCGGGCACGGAAGGTCTGCGCAAGGTGCTGCTTGGCGATCGTGACGGTCGTATCGACAGCCTGAATTTCATGCTCGACGGCGAGGCCATGATGGGTCTGTTCGAAGACACCGGCGCATTCCGTCGCACCGATACCGATGCCGTCGGCGCCGAGCTTCACCTCTACGACATCATGTCCTATGAGGATTTCGATGCCGCAGGCTCTGTGGGCGATCCGCTCAAGGTGCGTCGCCCGTTGCTCGAGGAATTCGTGCGCCTGGCAAAGGAGAAGCTCGCGAAGGGCGCCAACGCCGAAGTGATCCAGATCTCGCAGCGGTTCTTTGCCGATAGCGACGAAGCGATCCAGGAACGGTTCCAGAAGGCCCGCTCAACGACGCTCGCCGCATATCTGGCTCGCGGCAATGCCGAACGTGAGGCCGAGCTTCTCAAGGTGCTGGTCGACAAGAAGACCGGCAAGCCGAAGGTTCTCGAGGGCGTTGTCGTCAAGAATCCCGATGCCCTCTACGACAAGAAGAAGTCGTGGAACTGGATGAAGCTCAAGGCCGAGGACACCAAGGATCTTCGCATCGTCGGCGTGTTCTCCGGCAAGGACGATACCAAGTATGCCGATGCCTTGGGCGGCGCGATCGTCGACCATGAAGGCGTCGAGGTCCGTGTTGGCGGCGGCTGGTCCGACGAGGAACGCTTCGCGCTCTGGGAGCTCTGGAAGAAGGACGCTGCCAAGTGGGGCATTCCTTACGATGTCGGCTTCAAGGGTGTCTCGCTGACCGGCGCCTGCCTCGATGACGTGACCAACGAGCTGATTTCGCGCCTCATCGAGGTCGAGTTCATGGAAGTGACGCCTGACGGCTCGCTGCGTCATCCCCGCTACATTCGCTTCCGCGACGACAAGGCCGGCGAAGTCGAAGAAAAGCTCGTCGCCTGATGGTGCCCGTTATTCTCATGGTCGCTGGCGTGCTTATCGCCGGCGGCTTTCTCCTTCACCCCGTGATGCTTTTGCCTGGGCTCGCTTCCCTGGCTCTTGCCATCTATTGCATTAGATCGGACCTGCCCTGATGCGCCTTTACGTTCCTGAGATCGGCGACAAGCTTCGCCTGACTACCGACTGGTCGTTCACGCTCTACAACGAGCACCGCAACTATGACCTCTGGCAGGTGCTCGAATGCGACAAGCACCCGGCCATGAAGAAGATCAACGATCGGGTCGCTGAGCTGCATGCCGAGATTGCGGCGCTCAAGAAGACCATGGTCGACAAGGTGGAGCCCGTGCCGACCTGGATGGGTCGCAATCGCGGCGAAACCCGTATCGTCAAGGTCTTTCCCGACCAGGCCGCGATCGACCGGAACAACACGCTCTATTCCGAACTCCGTTCGATCGAACGCGGCGCCGTGCCCGTGACGCTGCCGGCGACCACGGTGCTGACGGTCGACCGGATCTATATTCGCAAGGGCATGACCGAGTTCTCGTCGCTGTCCTTCTATATCGGCGACTGCCCGCTTCATGCGCTGACGCCGGTCAAGAAGGGCGGCGGCTTCAAGAAGGGTCGCAGGCGGTTCTGGGCCAAGCTTGCGGACGCAAACACCATTGATTTCGAGCCTGTCACCGATGAGTGACGACCTCGATACGGTGATTATCAGCTACACGCACGAGGAATTCCTCGAGTTCCAGCAGCTGCGCGCCAAGGGCGGCATCCCGTTTGCGATGTTCGTCCTTAAGCACGGCCAGGCCAAGTGCGACTTCATGTGGTCCGAAATGCAGCGGGCCATCAAGACGCTCAAGCGGCGCTAATGATGGCGCCGTCGCTTGAGATCATATAGCTCCTGGGCGAGGGACATATCGCCGGTGTGAATTTTCCTCACCATCGATCGGAAGAAAGCGCCAAAGTTCTCGATCGTGCCGCGGTTCCGCTGGTCGTTACAGTGGATCTGCAGCGCGACAAAGAACGCCACGGCCGCCGCAGCCCCTAGTTTTTCGCGCGCCTCGACCCAGCCGGAGATAGACACGCCCTGCATGCCGCGCAATCGCCCGGCCTCGGCCATCAGCTGCTCCGGCCGGGTTATTCCGCCGGCAACCTCGACCGCATCAGGGCAGGCCTCCAGCACGTCGCTAAACCGAATGTCGAGATTTTTCCTCCCTTCCATTTCAGAGCCGTTTGAACAAGACTGATCAGGAGCATTTTTGTTGTCCTTAATGAGACGGCAGGAATTGCCGCCAGAGGCGGTATTATACACTTCCATGGCATCGTCCTTGAGCTTCTGCCAGGCGCCGACAGTCTCCTCCAGTGGAGAGTTCGAATCTCTCCGCGGCACAAACTCGCCCAGGCGCTCGAACCGCTCTGTCAGCTCCGTCGATCCCGCTGACCATTCC